ATTTTTACTTTTTCTACTGGTTCTATCTTACTCTTTCTGAACATGAAAATACCCCCATATAGGACTTTTATATTTCATTGTCCTATATGAGGGTAGCATACCAAAGTCTACTTAAGGGGGACTTTTGATACCAAAGTATACAAAAGAGAGCATTATTTGTTTTCGGAATTACATTCCGGCAAACCGGTAATACTGGTTAGCAGTGATAATATTCCGGCCAGCATGGATGTGGAAATTACTAATTTCGTGTCTGTCTGCCCAAGTACAGTTACGGTTCCAATTGTTGCTATGGCGGTCTGCGCGACAGTCTTTATTGCCCTGATACCGGCACATTTAGCCCATTTTTTCCAATCTTTTGCTTTCATGTTACCATCCTTTCTTTTCAGGGTTGATTAAGCCGTTTATCATTAGAGCGATTCGATTATTATCCATACAGTTCAGCAATTCGTGATACGCCTACGTAAATTTCGGAAATTTTATACCATGTAGTATAATCGACTGTTCCGGTCTGTGGCAGTCCGAATACTTTCTGGAATGTACGGACTGATTCTGCAGTTGCAGGTCCGTAAATCCCGTCAGCAGTAATTTTCGGAATAGCAGGATAAGCACCTGCTATGACATTTAATTGTTCCTGCATCTGCAAAACTTTATTGCCGGAAGAACCAATTTCCAGAGTATAGCCAGGCCAGGAGGATGGGATGCCGGAGATGGCTTCGGCGGTGTTAATGTACATGTCGTCACCGTAGTAGTAACGGAGAATTTCGATAGGGGAATAGCCCTGGTCGCCTAAGGATTTGGATCCCCATTGGGTCAACCAAATTGTTATAACCTATAAAGTACCCGCAAACCCTTGATTTTACTGGGTTTGCGGGCATTTTACCTGTATAAGAAAAAGTAGATTTTAAGAGAATCGTTCTTGCGATCGTAGATAATCTTGTCGATGATCTGCTTTAGGGCTTCGTTCTTTTGCACGTATGTATAATTGTTGGAGATGAGAATATCGTACACACTCCGGACCTTCTGCAGCATGGCATCCGCTGGATCCTGATCAGATTTACGTGCTACCTTTTTCAATTCCTTCAATTGCTGTTCTAAAGATTCCCGTTCCTTCTGAATGATAGCTTTATTCGCTTTATATTCTTCCAGTGTATCAATCCCTTCCCGGTAGGAGGCTTTTATTCGTTCATCTTTGCCGGTTAAACTTTCCAATTGTTCTGTTATAGCCTTGCGCTCATCAAACTGCTCTGTGGGCTGATATTCACGCAATTCATAGACAATATCTTTGGTATCCAATATTTCTTTGATACAGGCCAGAACTTCCTTTTCAAGGACCAGTGAGCTGATGCCGTTCGGTTTTTTGCATTTTCCTTTGCTATATCCGTAGCAGGAGAAGTAAGAATATTTTTCCCCATTGACTCGTTTCATAGTGGTTGAGGTTAGGGTGCGTCCGCAATCCGGGCATTTCAGCAGTCCAGAGAGCCAGTGCTTATAAGTGGAAGAGGGACGCTTGCCAACCGGCTTGTAGGTGGCTTTAAATCGTTTCTGCGCTGATTCAAAGAGTTCTTTTGATATGATAGCCGGCTGTTGCCCTTCTGTAACAATCCATTCGTCCTTATCTTTGATACGATTGGTGCTGTTCTCTGTCCGGTTCCACCGGATCATGCCACAATAGGAAGGATTCTGGATGATATATTCGACAGATCTTCGCTCAAATGACTTTCCGTGCGAAGTCTTGAGTCCTAAAGAATTTAGGTATCTGGCAATGTCGAAGAAGCTCATACTTTCATTTGTGTATTTTTCGAATATAGTACGAACAATCTTTGCTTCTTCCGGAACAATCACCGGCGGCTTGCCATGCTCCACAACCTTGTAGCCAAGCGGCGGACGTGCCTGGTATGCTCCGCGGAGTGCATTTTCTTTCATACCTCGATACACTTCGCCAGATAACCGGATAGAGTAGTATTCGTCCATCCATTCGATGATACGCTCGATCAGGCTGCCAAATGGATCATCGGAGAGTGGTTCAGATACACTCACGACATCTACATTGTGTTGTTTCTTTAGCAGAGACTTGTAAACAATGCTTTCTTCCTGATTCCGGGCGAACCTGGAAAACTTCCATACCAGGATCTGATCAACCGGATGATCATCACCTTTGGCCAGTCCGATCATCTCCTGGAAGCCGGGACGCTTGTTGGCTTTTCTTCCGGAAATACCAAGGTCCGTGAAGATCTTCAGGATTACAATATTGTTCCTGGCTGCATAGTCCCGGAGGAGGTGCTCCTGGGAGTCCGGGGAGATCTCTTCCTGATCATGAGTGGATACCCGGATGTAGCCGTATGCATATTTTACGCTCATTGTATCACCTTCCTGTAATTATATGTGCGACGTCGCACAAAAATGGGTACAAAAAATAACACCTATGCAGGTGCCAGGGAAATGTGATATAATACTCTTGTTCAGGGAATGTTATATCGTGCCTTGGCACTGTATAGTATTCAATAGATCCGCCTCTGTTGTCAGCAGGGGCGTTTCTTTTTTTATTTCAGCAGATCTGCAATACAAATCTTAAGATCACCATAAATCGTAACAGTAACTTCATCGTCAAAGGAATATTGAGTAGAATCCTCTGTTCCTTCGAAAGAGTACACCTGTATGGTCTGTTTCAGCGGATTTACGATCCAGTATTCACGAACACCGGCAGTGCGGTATTTGAACAGCTTTGTCAGGTAATCCATGCGCTGACTGCTCGGTGAGACAATCTCGATGATAAAATCGGGAGCACCATTGCATCCTTTGTCATTGATCTTTGATGGATCACAAATTACAGAGATGTCAGGCTCCACGTAATTGTAATCATCCTGATTCAAGAAAACTGCAAACGGAGCAGGTAAAACCTCGCAAGGACCGCCCTTTGATTTGATGTAATTCCTCAATGTGGAAGAAAGTTCCATTACAAGTCGTTGGTGCTGGTAGCTTGGCGGTGCCATATCATAGATCTGTCCGTCAATGAGTTCTGCACGTTTTCCTTCCGGAAGAGCATAGATATCTTCGATGGTATAATGGTCATCTTTTAATAATGGCATGTGATCACGTCCTTTCGTAGAGTATAGTTATTTTTGATGATTTTTCTTATTGTTGTATACAGAAATATCGGATATAATACAGAAAAGGAGGTAGTGCTATGAAAAAACAATTTCTTAAAATTATAGATTTTTTGATCTTTATTTTTTCTTTTTTACTTCTTTTAAGTACTTACTTTAAATTACTATCGATTACTTTTTCTAATAATGAAGATAATTTTATTGTGTTGCTTTGGATAGTGGGCATTTGTCTTGCAAGTAAATTTACTCGTCCTCTATATCAGGAGATTCTTGCACTTCGGTTGCCAGTGGAACGTTGGCTGCAGATGCATCATCTAAAATGATTGGTTCAACTTCCAGAGTAGTACAACCAGTAAGTAACGCATCAACAGGATTTTTTAAAGATTCTGGATTTATTCCGGAATCTTTAATTTTTTGCAAAAGATCAGCTTTCTTTTCAAGCACCTCTAATTCAGCTTTTTCAGCTTCTGCATGTTTGATACGGTAATCATCTTTAGCCGAAAAAATGCTTTTTACAATATCAATTGCTCCAGGTACTTTAAATGAGAGAGCGCTGCCGCCGCCTAAGAATACAAGTATAGCAAAAATGAATTGCCAGTTATCTACTAAAAGATTTTTTACATTAACAAGAGAGAATACAATATCTCCAGGAGAATTTAAAGATACTTGAGTCGATATGCATTCCTCTGAAGCAATAGAAGTCAATAATTCGGTAGTTCCGTATAGAACGTTATTGATTGAGCGTGGACCGATAGGTGTTTGCTTTCGAACATTAAGAACGAAAGACATATCATTGCCAAACATATAATAATTATACAAAGCATTGAGTATTTGCTTTGAGTAAGAATCTAAATTTGAAATACCATGATAATTAGAGATTGCTCTACATAACGAATAGTTTAGTTCTTCATTTTTCACTGTTCGAAGCAGAGTCATGTGTCTGCGCTTCTTATAAGGGCAGGAAACATCGTTTATATCAACATCGTGATTATCAATACGATATATAACGTTCTGCTCAAGTTCTAGAGTTTTTGAATCATCTTCATAGTATTCACCAGCAAGTGCAAAAGTAATATAGCTACTTTTAGCACTTGGGATTACGAGAATATCATTAGTCTTGATTTCGTAAATAAAAGAATGACATTTATTAATAACGGTTGAAGGGCGATGAATTTCTTTAAATGTCATTAGTATATCATCTTTTAATGAATCTTTATTTGATTCCGAAAAATCTGTTTCTTGCGAAATGTTATTCCAAGCCAAGGCAACAAAACGCTTTGAAAGAAATTCATTATAAAAATAGCCTTTTTTGGTGCGAATCATCCAAAAATGTGTGGTGGGTGGAATGATCGGAACGCTAAAATTTTCAATTGCGTCAAGCAACGCCAATTGATCTGTATAGGTCATACTTTATCTCTCCTTGCAACTTATTTATGATTTCCCTGGTGTTTGGTAGACACCGGGGAATTTTTATTCGTTATTTTTCTTGATTGTCTTTTCGCTTTTTGACAAGTGCTATTATTGCTAAAATTACGCAAATCAAACACCAACCAGCCCATACGTTTAAATCTGCATAGCTTCCGGCAAGGGCAAATCCAAGTAAAGCACCTATTCCGTATAATACAATAATAGCGATGTTTCCACCTTTACCTCCATTGCGTGTTGCAATAGAAACGATTCCTCCGGCAAGGAGTAGGATTGCTACGACAATTCCAGCGGATCCACCAGCTTCTCCATTTGCTTCAAGTGTGTTACTGATTCCAGCAGCACATGACTGGAAACTGACAAAAACAAATAAAATGATTGACAGTATTCCTGATACGAGTTTCCATGTTTTCATAAGTTTTCCTTCTTTCTTATATGATTTTTTCAGAATGTATTTATTCAATCAAATATCTCCGCCATATAAATACATAAGTATCAAGAAGGCGGGGTATTTATGGTTAGAGATACTGGATGAATTACATATATCTCTTTACAACTTCTATTAAACGGTTTTTGTATTTGTACAAATCGTTTAAAGAGTCGATATAAATACGCTCGAATTTTTTATTAGCATCCGGGATGAGAAGTTGTTTATTTCTTGCATCAAGATTGAGGCGACAAATCGGTTTTCTATTATTGTCTTTATATAGAATTCCAAAATAACTTTCGGTATCACGGTGAACTATATCTTCAACGGGTACGATACCCGCAAGAAGTCCGCGAATAATGTAGAAACTTTCAATTTCATCTTCCGTTGTAACAATCTTTGATGCGGGTTCTTTGATCTCGGGTTCTGATTCTTCATCTTTATCATAATCGTCAGCTAATGCAGAAGAAATTTTACTATTTACTATTTCATTTACAAAAGAAGAGAAAGCTCGTTTTACCACAGGCGTAAATTTTTCAATTATTCTCTGATTCTTTTGACCATCGTATATATCCGCTAAAATAAATCGAACAAAGTCTTCTGTCGGAGATTCAAACTGTTTTGTTAAGATGTTTTTTATTTGACTGCTATATTTAAGCTCTTCGGCAGTACTAAATATTTTGTCCTTATCAAAATTATCTTTACAAAATTTTTTTAATTCATTGATGGAAGAATCTTTTAAATTTGCCATGTCTATTTCTAGAAATGGCACAAGATCCATTTTGTTTGATTCTTCTAAATCTGTATAAAAACGATATATTATGCCATTTGTAAGAATGCCAAATTTAGCAGGAGATGTCCCGAAATATCTAAAAAGTTGAGATGAATGTTTGTCGAGTTGCTCTGAGCAACTTTTGCATTCGACTAAAATATTCGGCTGTCCATTTTCAAGGATTGCATAATCAACCTTTTCGCCTTTTTTAATTCCTACATCAGCAATATACTCTGGGCAAAATTCATTTGGATTGAAAACATCATACCCAAGAAGTTGGAATAAAGGCACTACAAGAGACATTTTTGTGGATTCTTCTGTAGTGATGGTGTCTTTTAAAGACAGTATCCTTTCTGAAAATTGTTTAATTACATCATTGAACTCCATACATTTTCCTCTCTTTCATATTTTATAAATCATCACCATATAGATAGTGGTGTTCAGCTCGGTGGAACATATCGCAATGTTCTTGAATAAATTCAACACGTTTCTGATCACGAGCAATCCGCTTCTTTAATCGTCTTCGTTCCGCTTGCAATTGCTTGATGCGATCAAGATAGATTTGAGCCGGTTCTGGATCTTTGTGTGGATGATGAGCATAGTATTCAATTTCTTGTACATTACCTTTTAAAAAGTCATCATTTGTTATATGACTCATGGCATGCTCATATGCCTTAAGCTGAGATTCATAATTCAATCCGGCATTGATCAGTATCGTGTAGCTTCCGTCTTCGTTCGGAACAACCATTTCATTTCCTTTTTTACTAGGAAAGTCCATAAGAACGACATTAACATCCGGTGTCGTCAATATCACCACGTTCCTTTCGTTTAAGCGCGAGAGCCATGCTATGCAGAGCTTTTAAGTCGTCCGGATCCATATCTTTCTGGACATCAAACAGCGCTTTCAGTTCTTTGTTTTCAAATATCTCTTGTGCTACCTGTGCAGTTTCGTTGTTTGTGTAGTATTCGTTGGTATTTTTTCCAGTGCGAATATATTCGGCAGTTACACCAAATAAATCAGCTATCTTCTGTAATTTAGCATCTTTAGGATTGCTTCTACCATTTTTCCAGTCTGAAAAAGTGGATTTTGTGATTCCAGTAGCCTTTGCCACGTCAGAATCTTTCATCCCTTTGGAATCTCTTAACTTGCAATAAATTTCATACATAATACACCTCTAAATAATAAATTCTGAAATCAGTACAAAAAGTTATTGACAAGTTCTGAAATCCGCACTATAATAAAGCTACAAAGTTCGGAAATCAAAACAGAATTAAGTTTTAATTCATTTGTCAATGTATCTGGTAAATATATTGTATCTGATTTCCGAACTAAAATCAATAGAAAGTTCGGAAATGAGGTGATTATTTTTATGTATGAAAGATATGTAGAACTTCGAAATCAAAAAGGTGTATCTGACTATAGGGTAGCAAAAGATACAGGGATTCCGAAGTCTACTTTTTCTGATTGGAAATCAGGAAGGAGTAAACCGAAGATAGCAAAGCTTAAAATTTTGGCTGGATATTTCGATGTGGCTGTAGATGAATTAATTTCAGCAACAGATGAAACAGGTTCAGAAGAAGGGAGGGAGTAGATGCTGATAGGAATTTTAGCTGCGCTATCGATGATAGCGATAGCAAAAGCAATTTATTGGAAATTATGTTTCCAGGGCGTACTTCTTTATATAGCTGAATGCGGAAATCCATTGCCTAACACTACTTTAATAAAGAAATACGCCGAGAGAGTAGCGTTGAAAGCTCTGCACATCAAGGAAGATTAAAATGTGATTTGATAACAAGGGATGCTGCCGACAAGGCAATCTGAGTTAAGTCTTTAAGTGATTGCACACCAAGCTCAGTGCCAATGTCTTTTACTTTATTATAAAAAGAATCGTTTCTGATATTAGCAAGGAACTCATGTCCTTTAGGGGATAAATCCGAAATGGTGTAGCACGTTCCAGTAATATTGCAAGATGCTTGGAAAAAGAATTCATTAAGTTGACATTGACGGATATGATACATTACTTCATCAAAAGAATAATTTGGAAGCAATTCAGGAACGGTCTCTTTGTCGAATCTCCAATGGTGGTTGATATCAGGAATTTCTTCCACAACAAGAAGTATATCTCGTATGCAATCAGGGTTTAGTTTCAATTTGTAATCATTCCTTTCATCGGTTGTTAGGAAGATTATATCAAACCAAAGAGTATAAAGGCAATAGAGAAGGTGTAGATGGTGAAATTGAAGCAAAGGCAGATAACTGCGCAAAACTGATTCGTGAGCTGAATGGTGTGGCCGGTGTGATCAACGAAGAGATTGAGCGTTTAAAAGCAAGAAAAGACGTAATCTCCAACAATGCTGACAGAGTAAAAAAATATCTTGAGAAGTCAATGATCGATACCGGAAAGAGAAAGTTTAAGACGGCTTTATTTGGATTTAATATTCAGAAGAATCCGGCATCAGTTGTAGTTGATCAGGAAGATAAGATTCCAGAAGAGTACTGGATCAAGCAGGATCCGAAGCTGAACAAGGCTTTACTTAAGAAGTGGCTTAAAGATAATCCGGAAGATTTTGCGCACTTGGAGCAGAGTGAAGGATTAAGAATTCGATAGGAGATATGGATATGTGGGAAGTAAGAGTAACACAGAAATATACATCAGATCACGGAATTGATTTAGAAGAAACAGTAGTTTTTAGAGTAAACAACTTAACGAAAGCGGGCGTTATCGTTGATATATTTAAAGGATATGGTATTGGAAAGATGAGTTATTCCATTACCCAGAAACAGGAGGAAGAGGATAATGAGTAAAGTTATTTGCATTATGGGAGAATCAGGATCCGGCAAAACAACATCTATGAGAAATTTAGATCCAAAGACAACATATTATATTGATGCTGACAAGAAAGGACTTTCTTGGAAGGGATGGAGAAAACAGTATAACAAAGAAAATAAAAATTATCTGGCATGCGATGATGCAAATACTGTCCGCCAGTATATTAAACGAATTGCAGAGGCTTGTCCTGGAGTAAAAGTGATTGTAGTTGATACGGTCAACGGATTGATGGTAGCTGATGAGATGCGCCGGAGTAAGGAAAAAGGTTATGACAAATGGGTAGATCTTGCAGCGTGTGTCTGGGATCTGGTCTGCGAAGCATATACATACAGGGATGATCTGACAATTATTTTCACGGCACATACACAGACAGATCACGATGAAGCCGGTTATATGTTTACCAGAATCAAAACCTCTGGGAAGAAGCTGGACAAGATCTGTCTGGAGAGTAAGTTCACTACAGTACTGCTTAGCAAGTGCGTAGATGGAGCATATAAATTTGAAACTCAGGCAAACAAT